CAAGGTCAAGAGCAAGGTGTGGCGGAGGGCAAATACACACCAGCTAGTGAAACTGAAGAAGATATTTTTATTAAAGGTAAAAAAGTTGGTAAAATAACAAAAATTACTACAAAAAACGGTATGGTATTTTACCGTGCTGAAATAGGAAACTCTTCCACTACTGGAGCAGATACCCGAGCAGAAGCGATAAGAGATTTGAAAAGACTTATTTCCTGGAAAAACGAAAAAGGTGTGGCGGAAGGCTACGACAAGTGGGGCTGGCATACCTCCGTTAATAACGGAGAGTTTATGCCTACCAAGTATGGCAACAAAGCGTATGTTTACTTACACGACTTAGATAACGAAGGTTCAAAGGGTGGTCCTCAGTTAGTTACTGTTAATAAACCTGCTGTTGCTAAAAAACTCGCTCAACAATTTGGTGGCAAAGTTGTAAAGACAGACTTGAACACATATAGAATTGTTAAGCCAGCAGAGCAAGGTGTGGCGGAAGGTACAAGCAATATTGGCCAACAGATCAAAGCCGCGTATCAAAAGATTTATGATGCAGGTGATGATGCTGTGGAATTTGCATTCAACGATAGCCCAATCTTTGCACAATACTGGGACGAATACGAAGGTGACTTAGATTCAATTATTGCCGAAGTAGATCCAAAAGAATTACAAGTTATCTACAGTGAATTACAGACAGCAGTAGAAGACCAAGGCCTAGCTGAGGGTTCATTCCATAATCCAGGGCAAGAAGATAGTCCAGTTGCACAAGCAATTACACGTAGAATTTTAATGCAACGTACAGACTTACTTGCAAAGTACGGTCCAGAAAAAGTAGGACAGGCTATCGATGAAGTAGCAGACTGGGTAGGTGATGTGGACGAGATCGGTAGCAGTGATGTTAGTGGTTGGATTAGACATGTAGAGCAAATGTTGGGCAACATGGGTGAGAGCCAGTTTGAATCAGAGGGCGCCCCAAAGAGCGCACTGGGTAAGGCTTTGTGGCGTGATCTAAGCAAATTTAAAAAGGCGAGCCCAGCCCAACAACAGCGAAACAAAGAGCGTTGGGCAACGAATCCTCATAACCCAATGAATAAGGCAAAATAATGTATTATACAGGTATTGGAGCATTCGAACGCTGGAATGAATTTTTAGCAGATACATGGTTTAATACCTTTATAAACTTATACTTTGCCCCATATATGTATCTTGGTAAACGTGATGAAATGATGGATACGTTTAAGAGTATATGTAGATTTTAACTATGAAGCACTGGCAAGATTATTTTCGTAGCAGTTATGAGTTAGTAATCGAAGCAGAAGGTAAATCAGCGGTTTACCTTGAAGAGGATGTGGAAGCATATCTAGTTAGATTACTAACCAAGTGGTTTGATAAGAGCGACATACCACCTGAGACACCTGTAGCAATAATGCTAATGACTGCGATGCAAGCAGGTGGTAGAGATAAGGCACAACGATTGGCAGACGTCGCAGACGTTTGCCTTTTCTACGATGGCTTTAAAATTAAACAACGACGCTGGCCAAGCCTGGATTACTATAAGGACATGGGCACAATGGCATATGGTATGGCTCACGTAATAGGCAACGACACCTTGTATAATCAGCTGGAAAGTAAGTTTACAATCTGTAGTAAAGTATTAGCAAACATACCAATCCAACGATAAATACAACAAAGGAACACTAACATGGATGAGCTAGTACAAGCACTTAAAAAAGTTTTGGCAAACGAGTATGCGTTTGCGCTAAAAGCATTAAATTTTCACTGGAACGTAGAAGGTCCTGATTTTTATCAGTATCACGGCCTATTTGGCCAAATCTACGACGAAGTGTTTGGAAGTGTAGATGTAATAGCAGAACGTATTCGCACTCTTGACGCATACGCACCTGGTAGCTTTAGTCGATTCTCACAACTAACAGACATAGAAGACCAAATCGAGATTCCTAATTCTCGATCCATGATAGAAAAGCTAATTGCAGACACAAGTATTGTTCTAGCAAGCATACAGGAATGCTATCAACTTGCAGAACAGGTTGGCAATCATGGTCTAAGCAACCTAATGGCCGAGCGTCAGGATGCACATGACAAGCATCTATGGATGTTAAAAGCCACGCTCAAGAACAGGTAATGGTCGTGAACTCTACTACTAAGTATTAGAGTTCTATTATTTTAATGAGTTCAAAACAAGTAATAAAAGACCTAGTAAGAGTCAAACTAACAAAAAATCAAACACAGGCACTAGTGTCTTTTATAGACAGCATGGGCGAAGATGTGTTTAAAAACTCCACTCTACTCAAGGTAATCAATAAGAATGAATTGGATCAGGTCCCAGCTGAATTGAAGCGTTGGGATATTCAGTCTGGCCGTCGATCAGACGAACTGGCTGCTTTGCGTATCAAAGAGATCGATCTATTCAACCAATGACCTTGACATTGGGTCTATCCTAGTCTATAATAGTAGAACTTTAACAAGGAGTTATTATGGATCCACGTATGTTTAGTCCTGACGAAAAGGCAAAAATCAAAAAGCTATTCGCCGAGGGCATGCAGGTAATGAGTGAAGTCAATGCACTCACAGAAGGTTTGAACGATACAATCAAAGGTATCGCAGAAGAAATTGATATTAAACCTAGCGTACTCAAGAAGGCCATGAAGATTGCTTTCAAGAATGAGTTCGCCAAGGAACAAGAAGCTTTCACTGAAGTGGAAGAAGTTCTCGAAATTGCAGGTCACCGTTGATAAATTTCCTACGTAATAAAACGTGGGAGTTCTGGTTCGAATGGGGCTGCACCTTTGTTTTAATCATAGGTGTGGCCTTAACCAGCTATAACATCTACCCACTTAATATATGGCTAAGTTTCCTTGGAAACCTTGGCTGGATGATACTTGGCTATATGTGGCGCAAGTGGAGTCTGTTTGTGGTTGAACTAATTATAGTTGTAATTTATATAGGCGGGTTGTATAATACGCTATGAGCTACGTTGACGCAATTTACCAAAAAGAAAAAGATTTAATCAATGTAGTAGAACGTGTTGATGGTGTCAGAAAATATAGAAGTTTTCCGGCACATTATGTTTTCTACTATCCTGACCCAAAAGGTCAATACACCGCCATTGGTGGCGAACGTCTAGGTAAGGTTGCAGTTGCCACACACAAGGCTTTTGAAAAAGAAAAGCGTGTGTATGGGCACAAGCGTCTTTATGAAAGTGATCTCAAGCCACTTAACCGTTGTCTTGAAACAAACTATCTAAACGCAGATGCTCCAGACCTAAACAAGGCATTCTTCGATATTGAAGTTGCATTTGACGCCAAGAAGGGCTTTGCAGATCCTAGCGATCCGTTTAACCCAATCACTGCCATATCTGTGCATTGCAGTTGGCTGGAGAAACTAATCACACTGGTGATCAAACCCACAGCAATGAGTTGGGAAGATGCCAATGCTATTGTGTCTAGGTTTGACGACACCGTATTGTGTTCCAGTGAAGAAGAGATGCTGGACATGTTTATGACTATCATAGACGATGCAGACATTCTCAGTGGCTGGAACAGTGAAGGCTATGACATACCCTACACTATCAATCGTATAGCAAGACTACTTGGTGCTGACCACTGCCGTAGATTTTGCCTATGGAACCTAAAGCCCACTAGGCGAGAGTTTGAGAAGTATGGTAAGACCAGTGAGACCTATGACTTAATCGGTCGCGTTCATCTTGATTACCTTGAACTCTATCGCAAGTATACCTATCATGAACTACACACATATCGACTAGACTATGTGGGTGAGATTGAACTGGGTGAAAACAAAGTCCAGTACGAGGGTACGCTGGATCAGTTGTATAACAATGACTTTGAAAAGTTCATTGCCTACAACAGGCAAGATACTGCCTTGCTTTACAAACTAGATAAGAAGCTTCAATACATTGATCTAACCAACGTACTGGCTCATGCTAACACGGTGACGCTAAGAACCACAATGGGTGCTGTGGCAATGACTGATCAGGCTATTGTAAATGAAGCACACAGTCGTGGTCTAATTGTACCAGACAAAGACAGAAGTGCAAGTAGTGAAACACAGGCGGCAGGTGCTTATGTTGCCTATCCCAAGAAAGGGCTTCATGAATGGATTGGATCAATGGACTTGAACAGTCTGTATCCTAGTCTGTTGCGAGGCCTGAATATGAGCACAGAGACTATTATTGGACAGATTAGGCATAGGCAGACTAGGTCTGAGCTACAAGCCTGGTTGGCTGATGGCAAGGGCTTTGCTGAATTCTGGGATGGTAAATTCGCAGTATATGAATACGAAGCAGTCATGCGTAAAGATCGTGGCTACGAAGTTATCATTGACTGGGAAGATGGTCGCAGTCAGGAAATGAGTGCGGCAGAAGCATATGATGCTATCTTCTTAAGCGGTCACCCCTGGATTGTCAGTGCTAACGGTACTATCTTTACCTATGAAAAGCAGGGTATTATTCCTGGTCTACTAAGTCGCTGGTATGCAGAACGTAAAGAACTGCAAAAGAAAGCCAAGGCCTGTATTGATAACGAAAAAGAGTTTGAGTTCTGGGACAAGCGTCAGTTGGTTAAGAAGATTAACTTGAACTCACTGTACGGCGCTTTGCTTAATGCGGGTAGTAGGTTCTTTGATCAGAGGCTGGGACAATCAACTACACTCAGTGGTCGTTGTGTTGCCAAACATATGGCAGGTAAGGTCAATGAACTATTCACTGGAGAATATGATCACGTTGGTGAAAGTATTATCTACGGTGATACTGACTCCTGTTATTTTAGTGCCTATCCTGTTTTTAAGAAACAGATTGAAAGCGGTGAGTTCGAGTGGGGTAGAGATAAAGTAATCGAACTTTATGATGCCATTGCTGAACAGGTTAACGGTAGTTTTCCGTTATTCATGAATCAGGCATTCAATGCTCCTGCAAACTTGGGTGAGATTATTAAAGCTGGTCGAGAAGTTGTTGCTAGCAAGGGCTTGTTCATTACCAAGAAGCGTTATGCAGTCCTTATATATGATAAGGAAGGTAAGCGCAAGGATAAAGATGGTAGCCCAGGTGAGATTAAGGCTATGGGTCTCGACCTTAAGCGAGCAGACACTCCAGAATATATGCAGAAGTTCTTGGAAAAGATTCTTCTACAAGTTCTAATTGGTGAAGGCGTAAATGAAATTAACGCTTCTATCAATGAGTTTAGAACTGCATTTAAGAATCGTCCTGGCTATGAAAAAGGCACACCCAAGCGTGTTAACAACTTAACCAAGCATACAGAAGTCTTTGAAAAGACTGGCAAGTGCGGAGTTGGTCACGCTATGGCGGCTATCAACTGGAACAGGTTCAAGAAAGCATATGGCGACAATCGTAGCATGGATATTGTTGATGGTATGAAGGTAATTGTTTGTAAGCTCAAGGCAAACCCAATGGGCATTACAAGCATAGCCTATCCTATTGACGAAATGCGTCTACCAGAATGGTTTACTAAAGAGATGCCGTTTGATGATTCGGCCATGGAAGAAACCATTATAGATAATAAGGTGGATAACCTTATTGGTGTCCTAAATTGGGACATCAGGGCAAGTGAACAGAAGAATACATTCGAAAGTTTGTTTGGATAATATGCAAGTTTATTGCAGAGCCATTGTTAATAAATATTTTGGCAATGGCACATTCTCCTTTCTTTCTCCTTGCCGCATTTGGTATATTACTAAACCTGAAGCATTTCATTTGTGAATACATACTTCAGGATGAGTACGTCTTCGACTGTAGAAGAAGATATGGCTCTATAAATAGTTTTATACACACATTACACCATGCGTTTGGTACCTTGGTGGTAGGACTAATATTAGATTTTGATTTAGTCCTCATAACAGGATTGGTTATCCTAGAAGCCATTATTCATTATCATGTTGATTGGGCAGTTGCATATTTTGGTGCAAGATCATACAAAGATAAAAAATATTGGCAATGGCGCGGCGCCGAGGAATTTATGCATCATGTTACTTTCATCATTATGATCTTATTGGTGAAACTATACTTGACATTCCAGTCCTAATATCTTATCATATCCCCATAAGGAGAACATATTTTGAAAGATGCAATTTTTGACATCGTTCGTCACACTGCCAGCCTCGGTTTTTTCGAGTTGGCAAAAGTAACTGGTACAGATGAATCCACAGAAATCTGGACCTGTGATGAAAAACGAAACGTGGTA